GCGGGCGGGGTTGGGGCGAGAGTGGCGGGGTTGGGGCGAGCGTAGCGAGCCCATTGTGTGGTGCAGGTTGGGTTACGGGCGAGCGTAGCGAGCCCATATAGTGTATTGAGTTAGAGTAGGTGCGGGTAGGCAATTATGGGGGTCAATCATAATGGCTCGCTTCGCTCGCCAAATTATGAACAAAAAAATATTTTTTATTCATAACTAAAAAAATGACATTACAATACATCTATCAAAATGGTCATTACATTCCGTTTTTATATCCTATAGTCTATTACTTCTTACAAAACCATTTATTTACATCCACCATTTTATTAAAAGCATTAGCCGTTAATTTTTTCATTCATTTCGGTCATTTATTGTCTTATGCACATATTGCACCTCCTCCATTGAAAGCCTTTGTCCGTTTTACCGACAGTGGTTATATTGCCACCTTTCTCACGCATTTTCAACCCGAATTGTTTCCCATTGCATTCAATGTCCATATGTTTATAACCATCGCTTTTTTCACCGTTGTATTGTGCTTTAGCGATTCCGATGTAGACGATATATATGACGACGCCATTGATTTCCAATACACACGTATTTGGTCATATGCCATACATGGACTATTTACATTATTTTTCCTATATCATCTAGTCAATCCAAAAAATAAAACGACCTATAGATTCAACAATGAGACATATTTCCAAACTTTAACCTGGATGATTATATGGTTTTGTCTCATTTATATTCCATGGAGGCTATTGACAGACGACCCGGTATATGCCGTTTTAGGAGACGATAGTTCAAATACAACAAAAATAGGCGTAGTATGTCTCGTATTTGTCATTTTTTACATTACAAATTCTATAGGTCGTGTATTGTCTTCTTAACGGCTTATGTCATGTGGGAATTCGGCAATATATGATTCGTACATTTGTCTCACCATATTAAACGATATTTGGCATTCAATCCCGCATTGGTTTATATGAGTCATCCATAGTTCTTGAATTTCCTTGGTATTTTGATGGTGAGTATTGTAAATAATAAATCCGGTTTGAGAGTGTTTGTGATAATTTTCGGTCAACCCTATACTCTTGCAATCGTCAATGTATCTTACATAATCGTTTTGTTGCCGTTTGTATCTAGGGAAACATATTGCCACATTAAATTCATCTACAATCGTTTTATTGAATGGATGCAAATGCATTGCGATACACTTACTATAATCCCATGAATAAATGAATGTCATGGTGTCTGATAGGTTTACATTAAATTTACTGTCGTACCATACCACAAAATCGTAGGGTTTTTCCAAATACTTGTCGGGAAATACTTTCAATGGTTTGGAATCCCTAGAGTTTACAATATATTGTTCAGTCGGGTCCGTCTCATTATTTTCAATGTTCTCTAGGAAAATCACTTTTGTATATTTGGTTTCTGCCTCATCCGCAACAAAACGATTGTTTGTAATAAAATAAGAATCCACATGTGCAGATATGTCTGGTAAATTCGTAGGATGTTCTTGTCCAATATAACCCGTTACATAAGCAATACTGACATGTTTCATAAGAATGAGTATGTTTGGTCCGAATTCGTTTTCAATATTTAGCCGGAGGGTTTCACTATACAAATGATTCGGAAAAGCGATGAAAATTCTACAGTCGTGCCAACAACCGGGCAATGTCTCGTTTATAAGGAAAACAACATATCCATTATTTTGCAAAAAAGAAACCACAATATTGTAATCTTCTTTCTCAATGTGTTGTTCAAATGCAATAACTGGTTTGTACAATTGGATGATTTTAGACGCCCCTTGCATGACTTTATATTCCATTCCTTCCACGTCAATATGCATATATCCTATGTTTGTGATAACCCCACCGTCGTGCAATTGGTCCAATGTGACTGATTCCAGTTTATGTATCCCATTGTCTCCAGGGGTATTAAATACGAATGAACAATGGTATAAATCTTCGTTGGTAGTCAGGGTTTCTATCTGGTTACTGATAGCTTTATTTATAGTTTTTACGTTTGTGATTGAATTGCGTTTGCAAACTTCATCAATAAAATCACAATTGTCAATAGATGGGTCAATACCATAAATCATACTTTGAGACATATTCATTGCCCACGGTATAGTATTGTCACCAATCCATGCTCCTAAATCAATGACATTATTGGTTATAATATTGTGACTAATCAAATAGGTATTTATTTTTCTAAACGTGACTTCTGATTCACATCGCGCTTTGAATGTTTCTGAATAACGATGGTCAAATAATTGAATCTCAATATTATTATCATGCGGAAATGTACCTACGTTCATTTATATAAAACTTTCACTTTTTAAACGTTTAAATCATTTTATCTTTCACATTTTATTGTGAATTGGTTTAAACCGATTTCATTGAGACTAATTAATGATTTTACCTATAAAAACTCTCAAATACTATTTTTTAACTCACCAAAATATATGTCGTAAAGAAAATATGATGAAAGAGTTTGCAGACGTTGACCTTACCGAAGTGAATCCAATCAATCACGAAAACCGTAATTCTTCTGGTGCGTCTGGATTTTCTAGAATGTTAGAACGAGCAGTGTCTCATTGCGACCATTTTGAACCCTTTGTATTGTTAGAAGACGATGTAAAACGAAAGAGGGAAATACCGGAAACAATCACCATACCAGACGATACAGATATATTGTATATTGGCTTGTCTAGATGGGGAATGAAGGATTCCAATCAAACTTCAATGGATATTGTTTGTTATAAAGATGTAGACGATTCGGTTATCCAAGTATGGAACATGCTCAGTTTACACGGGATTGTGATTTGCTCGTTGCGTGGGTTGTTAGCCATGCAGAGATGTATGACAGAGGCCTATATTAAACAAATACCATGGGACATTTATATATGTCAAATACAACCATACTATAAAATATACGCATTGAGAGACCCTTTGGTATACCAATTTGGGGAACTCGGGGGTCGTGAAGAATGTACCAATATTACGTACAAAGACCGCCGTGAAAAAGAGTTTCCATTGGCATGGGTAAAAAAGGATTTAGCATGCATTGAAATGCGTTTATAATATTGCTTTTTTCTCAGTATAATATAAACATGAAATATAAAATACGAAAACGGTTAACTCGTAAGAAGCCGAAACGCAAATATTTCCCCGAACCGTGTACCGAAAATATGACCTTCCAAGAATGTGAATTGGCTATATTGCGTCAAGCCGTGGATGAAAACGAAGACCGCGCCAAAAAGTCTCAAGCCAATTCTGAAGAAGTGAAAGCCATGATAAATACGTTGGAAAATTTCCTTCGCGAGACACAATGCATTTGTTATGGAGGTACGGCCATTAACAATATATTGCCCGAAGAAGCCCAATTTTACGACCGAGATGTTGAAATCCCCGATTATGATTTCTTTTCCGAAACCCCTTTAGCACATGCCAAACAATTGGCCGATATTTATTATTCTCAGGGATATAGTGACGTAGAAGCCAAAGCCGGTGTCCATTTTGGTACCTATAAAGTGTTTGTGAATTTCATTCCAATGGCCGACATTACGGCTCTCCATCCTGACCTATACAAGTCCATTAAAAAAGAAGCCATAATATTGGACGGCATTTACTATACTCCGCCAAATTATTTGCGTATGAGTATGTTTCTAGAATTGTCGCGTCCGTCGGGGGATGTGTCTCGTTGGGAAAAAGTCCTTAAGCGTTTGTCTTTATTGAACCAATATTATCCATTAAAAACGAGCGAATGCCACAAAGTGGATTTCCAACGTAAATTGGAATCGGTGGACAATGCCGAATTATTGCACTATAATGTACGTGATGCGTTTATAGAGCAAAAAGTCGTCTTTTTCGGTGGCTACGCCACCAGTTTGTATAGCAAATATATGCCTCATGGAAGGAAACACGACGTGCAAAACATTCCCGATTTTGATGTATTGCACGAAGACCCTGAGAAATGTGCGCAATTCATATTGCAACGTCTCAAAGACAACGGGTTCAAAGGCAAACTCATTGAACACGAAGAAGTGGGCGAAGTCGTACCTATGCATTACGAAGTACGAGTGGGCAAAGAAACATTGGCATTCATTTATAAACCGATTGCATGTCATAACTATAATGAAATACATTTAGAAGGAAAATCAATACGTGTTGCAACGATTGATACAATATTGAGTTTTTATTTGGCGTTTTTGTATACCGACCATAACTACTTTAGTCATTATAAAGAACGTATTTTATGTATGGCGCAATATTTATTTGATGTGGAACAGAGCAATAGGTTGTCTCAAACCGGTTTATTGAAACGATTTACAATGACCTGTTATGGCATTCAACCGACTTTAGAGAGTATGCGTGCCGAAAAAGCGGAAATGTTTGCCAAATTGAAAAATAAACGTAGTGACCCATTGTATGAAGCGTGGTTTTTGAAATACAATCCAAGAGAGCATAAAAAGGGGGACCATAAGTCAATGGAAGTCCATTCTAAAACGAAAGTTGTGAGTGCGCTTACCAAACCGAAAAGAAAAAAAACGAAAAAGAGAAAAACGAATAAAAAGAGGAATTCATATGGGACATATTTGTACGGTGGGTATCGTTAATATTTGTATGTTTATATTATAAAGGAATATAATATGAAAACGAAGAAACACAATCCTGCAGTGAAAACGGGATTTAGAAAATCGCAAAAAATGCAAGGTGGCAATGTTGATACAATGTGGGACAAATATAAAAGTTTATTGGATAAATGTGTTCAAGACAATGACAGCTCCGTTAAAAAATATACAAATGAAATTAAAGATTTATTGCAAATAATCAAAAATGAAAACTATAAAAAATATGAGTTTAAAACGAATGCCTGTGTAAACGAGATAGTAAAAGACTATCCGGATGTTAAATTGGCGAGCGAGAAGTATAGTGGCATGTTTCGGTCTCAAAATCATTGTATTATTTATTTGAATTACATACATGGGAAGATTTTTCATTTGTTTCCAGACGCTCAATCGGGTGTTCTAAAGGGTGGTGGTGATAATGAAATAAATGAGACAATTAAAAACTACGACAAAGAATTGACTGCGATTAATCAGTTTATAGAAGAAAAATACGAAAATTTAAAAATTACCGAGAAAGAAGATATGGAATCATTTGTTGATACGTGTGTAGAATATTTCAAAAATTATAAAAAACTGTTCTTTTTGGTATGTAAAAGTATTGACTCTTTCTATAAAATTAGTGACGAGGACGTAGAAAAAAAGGCAGCTTATTTGTATCACAAAATAGATGAATTGTTTACAAAGGAATTTAATATTGATTATGATTCTGCTTATGACCCAAGTGGTAATCTTACGATTCAAGACGCTAGGACATATATGATTCAGCAATACGAAAACAAAGATACAGGCATATACGAAGGAACAAAACAATATTTTAATAGACCATTTTATAACTTAAAAAAAGGTAATACTTTTCATCAGAATTTATATAACGGCAATAGTAGTTTTACAAAGATAACACCAATACCTCCAGAATTTAATGACTTTAAAGAAGGAGAAAATGAATACGGAAAAGAAGGAAAAAATGAATTCACAACATTTGTAGACCTTGATAAATTAAGAAGTGGGTGGATTAATAATAGAAAACAAGGAACAATTTATAATGGAAGGTCTGATGTGAATAAAGCTAAACGCAATTTTGAAAATAAGGCGGATTCACTAAAGAATAAAACCGAAAAAACGACAAAACGCCTTGAAGATGAGATTGTATTAATTAAAGAAATGAATGATAAGCTTTCACCTATAAGAAGAAAAAATGAAGCCGTAAAAGTAGCAATGCAAGCACTAGCCGCAACAGAAACTTTAGTAAAAGTAGTAGAACAAGACTGTGGTGATGTATTGCGTATAATGACAAAAAAAGCAGAAGAAGCAGAAACAAAAGCAAAAGAAGCAGCAGACACAGACGCAGAAACAAAAGCAAAAGAAGCAGCAGAAGCAGTAGAAGCAGCAGAAGCAAAAGAAGCAGCAGAAGCAAAAGAAGCAGCAGTAAAAGCAAAAGAAGCAGCAGTAAAAGCAAAAGAAGCAGCAGAAAACGCAAAAGAAGCAAAAGAAGCAGAGGAATATGTAGCAGAAGCAGCAAAAACAGCAAAAAAAACAGAAAAAGCTGCAGCAGCAGATGCAGCAGAAAAAGCAGCAGAAAAAGCAGCAGAAAACGCAAAAAAAGCAGAAGATAAAGCAAAAAAAGCAGCAAAAGAAGCAGCAAAAGAAGCAGCAGATGTAGCAGAAAAAGCAATAAGTAATTTTAAAACTAAAGTGGACGAAATAAAAAATAAAATAGATTTTGATGAGGATACAATAAATGGCCCTTTAAGTTTAAGTAATATTATACACGCTACAGATGCAGCAAAAAAAGCGACTAAAAAATTGGAAAACGTTACATCAGACAATCAACCATGTTTATTTGATAATTATGAAAATATAAAAACAAAAACCGCTAATGAGTTGGTGGTTGAACTAAAAGAAGAATATTATGAAAAATTAAAATTATTTTCTGCAATAATTATTGCTATCAAAAAAATAGGAGATTCTAAAAGGTTCGGTACGGATAAATTCCTCACATGGAAGAAATGGATGATGACTATTGCAACATTTTCACATCCGTTTACTCGTTTTGTGGAGCATTACATCAAAGGTATGTATCGGATTATAGAATTATTAAACACTATAAAAAAAAAGGCACCTACCAAGAAATTTGAGAAGTTTGATGATGCTGATAAGCAATATTTAGTAGGCTTTGTTCAAAGACTGAATCATGTAACTTCTATACAAGCAACCGGGTATCAAAGTGAACGACCATCCGAGTTAAAAGATGCATTAATTGACGCACTAAAAAATAAAGACTATGGTTTAATTGACAAGTTATATGCATTAGAAAAAACGCAACATACTGAATTGCCAAATCTACTTCAAACTTTCAAATCATATGTTGAAAAAGACGTATTTTGTATTTCTAAATTAGAAGGTTTAAAAGCTGAAAAAACGACAACATTTGCTGTAGGAACCAAAGTTCGTAGTTCATATGACGGAAATATTCTTTTCAAAAATGAGATTGACAGATGGAGGAATATATGGAAGAAGAAAGATGTGAAACTTATATACGATTTAATTGATTTAAGACAAGAAGAAAATAAATCAAATGAGGTATTGCAAACTATTAAAACGGACAATAAGACAGATATATTACACATAATAAGTATTATACAGGGGAAAGTAATTCGAAAATTTTCAGAAAAGCGTGCATCCAAAGAATGGTCGTTGGACAAGTTTAAACGTAATTATTTAACAAATTTAAACAATTTACTAAGAATTATTGACTACAAGGTTGATAAAATATATGAGTTATTTAAATATAAAAAAAATGACGACAGTAAGAATAATAAAAATAATAAACAAAATAAAGACCGTGAAAACGCAGCAACCCAATTCATTCGTATTAATAATAGTAATCAGTTTATAGAGAACATAGAATATGATAGTATGTCAAGGATTCATAAAATTATTTATTTTAATGATATAATTGATTATATAATCAGAGGGAAAGAATTTAATAATACAAAACGGAGAGAACTGATAATTAAATATTGTTCACCTGAAAAAATAAAATTGCTTATGAATACTTTTGATGCAAACCAGTTTGAAGACGTTTTTAAAATTAGGTTAATTGGACATCTATCAACACACAAAATTTTATTTGCAGACCCACACAACGTAAATTATACCAGAAATCTTGCCAGTAAATTGTCTCCTGAAACGTTGAGACAAATTATGACGCGAGAGTTGTTTGATATCCTTGAAAATGATAAAATTCAACCATTAATTGTGAAAGAAGGATTAATTAACGAAGTATTAGAATCACCTGATAAGACAAATTATTTTTATCAAAATTATCAAGTTTATAGATTGATTAGTTTAATGACAAGAGAAGATATTGTTACAAAATACAAGATACTTCCAAAAGATATTATGGGTGATTTATACATTCTTTTTGGGAGGATTATAAACGAAGATAAATATTTTTCTATTTTCAAAGCCGATATACCAAAAGATAGTGGCCTAGATGATTTTACAAAAGCAAAGATTAAAGCAAGGTTTGAAAAAGCTGAACAAAAAATGATGGGTCGTAATCAGAGCAGAAAAGTTAAAAAAATATTCAACGACTTGGTAATAGGTATTGGTAAAGCGGGAAATATTATTGGTAAAGCGGGAAATATTATTGGTAAGAAAGGAAAGGCTGCTGCATCTGGTATTGCCGCTACTGGAAAGGCTGCTGCATCTAGTATTGCCGCTACTGGAAAGGATGCTGCATCTAGTATTGTCGCTACTGGAAAGGATGCTGCATCTAGTATTGTCGCTACTGGAAAGGATGCGGCATCTAGTATTGTCGCTACTGGAAAGGATGCGGCATCTAGTATTGCCGATACTGGAACGGCTGCGGTATCTGCAACAGGCCAAGGTATTGATTATACAAGAAAGGCTATTGGAATATTTAGCTTATCAATGATTAATGGAATAATGAAGCAAGTAAAAATATTGTTAGGTGGTTCTTCTGCAAAACTTGGTGTTGATTCCAATGACAATTATGATGAGCTTAACAAAAAACTTGATGAAACAGAACAGGAAATTGTAGACAAAACTGCATATCAAATTGTTAAAAATTATGTATTAGAGTGCATCAAACATAATCCGAAGGGTAAACCGCTTCCAGATGAAGATGATAAAGATGGTTCGAATAATTCTAATAGAATGCAATATGTTCTTACGTTGTTTAACTTATTGAAATTCAAAAAGAAAAATAATGTAAGTGAGGCTGACACAAAAAACCCCTTACATGATGCCATACCGATTATTTCTGATAATTTGGGGTTGAACGTATCAAAGATGAATGACAAAGACAATAACAATAACAAAGATGATGTATTAATCCCAATTATCCTTGATATTGTAACAAAATTATTAAATGGAGCCGAAGATGATAGCCTTTCCGAAGATACTGAAGTTTTGGTTGACTCATTTATACAAGACGTAAATCCGGAAGCCATCTATGAATCATTTATAGAATATAATAATTCAACTGAACAAACAAAAGACGAAAGCAAGAAAGCATCAGAAAGCGATGTTCCCAACGAAGATTATTTAAACCAATCAAAGAGTTGGATTCAAAAACTTTTAGCATGGGCATTACATGATGGACACGTGTATGCAGGTAAATCAAACACAGCACCACCTGGCACCGATGTTGGAAACCCAATATCTAATAAAGGCGGAAGCAATAGCAAAACACGCAAAAAACACAACCATAAACGTAACAATAAAACTCCAAAACCGAGACAAAGTGGTGGAGGAGCTAGGTCATATAGTTCAAAAAATGCAGTGGATAATTTATTTTCAAAGAGTCCTGATTCCGTGTTAATCGCAATGGTACATATCCTTTCCACCAACGGAAACGCGCTCAGGTATATTATTGAAAAGTTATGTGAATACCCTACTAATAAAAGAGGCATTGAGAAAATAAAAGGAATCTTAAATACAGACTATAGCGAATTAAATCTGCTCATAGGTGATATGGCAATTGTCCCATTGGACAAAAACATAGAGTTTGACCCTGATTTGCTAAACTTGAAAGCGAAAGAAACGTATAACTATATAAAAGAAACAAAGCCAGCTGAAGACCCTGCCGATTTGAGAGACGATACAACAAAATCAAAAGAAGATAATGAATTTGACCAAAAATGCAAACATAATTATAGTTTGGCGTCGGTTACCTATAAATCATTTGAACAAAATTTAGGTGGCAACCAACCGTTATTCGAAAGCATGTTAGAATGTTTGGTAAAAGATGTAAAAGTGAATAGTGTATTTTCAACAAAAGAAAGCAAACGTAGAAGGTTGGAGAAATTATTGCTAACTTACATTAAAAATAAGAGTACGTTTGAACCGGATGGAACAATAACATTGAATCCCACAATAGAATACGCAATAGAAACGCTTAGAACTAGTATTGACCAGACAATTAATAAAAAACATCTAGACAAGTTAAACGAATTTATTAAAAAAATCAACGAGATTTCAGAAAAAGGCGAAGATGAAATTATTGATACCGAGATTGAAACACACAAACAAGAATTATTTGACATATTGAAAAATGAAGAAGATTTAAAAGAACCAGACATAGAAAAAAAATTATCAAGAGAAGATATGTCGTTACGGCGTAAAATGATGCGTTTTTTCAATGTTATAGACGACGAAGATTATGTGAGCGAACTAGACAGTAAACTCAACACTTCAACATCAGGAACAATGGCCGGAGGAAGTTCAAAGGAAGAAACGCGTGTAAAAATACAAAAAATGATACAATTTTTAGATGGTCCAGAGTTTACAAAGAAATTAGAGGAATATTTGAAAACACTAGACCCAACAAAAGTTGATGTAAACAAAGAAAAAAAGAGAATGATGGAGAAGCGTGCAAAGGCGAGTGTGCATTTAAAAAAGTTGGTATCGGATGAATATGTGGATTATGAAATTGATAATTTAGTAGAAACCTTTTTCCCATCTTCATTCGCACAAAAATTAAATAAAGAGCCCCATCCATTGCTTGTACATGACAAAACCCAATTCACATCTTATTTGTATAGTCATCCGGTTGAAAATGAATTATTAAATCCAAAAGACAATACAAAAAAGAAAGCGGTCCAAGAAGACCAAGAATTCGGGTTTGAGTATACTGTGAGGAGACCTCCTAAAAATGAAAAAAATGATTTAGCTCTGAGTCAGATGTTAGGTGTTGAGATGTTGTTGCATTTATTGAATCAAAGTGGGGCCAATACAAATTATATTAAAGATTATTATTATGGCAAAGATGAAAATGGTAAAATGAGAGAAAAGGCAACCCCGAAAAATACAAACGTATTTGAGAAAAAAATGTCGTATTTTAATAAACTTCTATACCCAGGAGATGCAGAAGGTAAACATAAAAAACAACAGCAACAACAGCAACAACAGCAACAACAATCATCCACACCATTAACCATATAAAAAATAATCGTTTGAAAAAAACATTTGAATAGAACTATACAAATGTTTTTAATATGGCGTCTTATATTTCAACTTCAAATCAAGATATGTTATGGAATATGTTCCAACGCATTCCCGAGACGCAAATGTTTAGACCAGACCAACAACAGCTTGTATTCCGCAATACGATTTCACATTTTTATTCGTCTATGAGTCCTCAAATGTCTCTCAATAACATACAATTGCAAGAGTTCAATAAACAAACATTATCGCATTTGTTAGACGAAGTCCGACCAAGACAAACGTCTGAAAATCAATTGCCTATACCGTCGCATCAAATGCCATCGGCTCCAATGAATGCATTAATGCCACCACAACAAATACAACAGCAAATGCAACCACCAACGCGGCAACAACCCCCCTCACCACCTCAAATCATTGAAACACCAGAAGAAAAGACGCAACGTATATTTCAAGAAAAGCAAAGAGCGTATGATATGATGACGGCGAAACCGGATTTGCCAAAACCGTCGGATTTATTTCAAGAGCCAAATACGGACGATGGGGTAATCCAAAATATGGACGAATTGATTTCTCAATATCAAAATGCACGAGACGAAGGAATTCCAAAATACGAACCAATTAATTCAACCGAATTGCGTGTATATACTCCGCCACCAGAACCCGCAACAATACAAGAACCAGAAATACCACTTCTAGAAACCCCACAAATACCAACCTCATTCGAAAATACAATAAATACTATATTGGATATTGTCACACGATTGGAAACGCGGCTTACAAATATAGAAAATCAATTGTCTGGTTTTGAAATGTAAATAGATTATTTTATAGTGTAAAAAATAATATATGAGAGACGCGCTATAAATAAATATACTCTCAATGTTGACTATTTTTATAGAAGGAGGTTTAGGAAATCAATTGTTTATGGCATTTGCTTTATTGGCGTATGGATTTAAACACGACGCCCCGTTTTATTTTGAAAAGCGGCCAATTACTACTGGAACACGTAAGAAAACGTATTGGGGAACACTGTTACAAGGGTTGCAGCCGTATATAGAAGACAAACCTTGTACTCATGGATATCGCGATCCGGCGTTTCACTATACCGAAATTCCAGAGCAATTGAAAACGATGGATATAAGACTGCATGGTTATTATCAGTCGTATCGTTATTTTGACCATTATAAAGGCCGCATATTTGCATTGTTGGAATTGGAGAAACAGAAATCAGAGTTATTGTTTCGTTTGCCTCCGCGTTCGTGGACCACGACGGTAAGTATGCATTTTCGGTTAGGGGATTATAAGAATTTGTCTCAATATCATAATATTCAGCCGTTGGAATATTATAAAAATGCATTGTCATGTTTGCCTATGGAAACGAAATGGAATGTATTGTATTTTTGTGAGTTGGAAGATGTGGCTTTGGTGAATTCAAAAGTGGATGTATTGAGAGAATGGTTTCCATATATGACGTTTGAGCGTATGGACGTTGTGATGGAAGATTGGGAAGAAATGTTGGCCATGTCATTGTGTCGTCATCATATTATTGCAAATAGTAGTTTTAGTTATTTTGGGGCGTATTTTGACGGCCGTTCGGATTCGCAGGTGTATTATCCGAGTCAATGGTTTGGTCCGGCGTTAGCCAGTCATAATTTAAAAGATTTGTGTCCACCGCATTGGGTGAAAATATGATTTTTATTTTCTATCAATAACAAATTCCCAATACATATTTTATTTTCCGTGTTCATGCCTTATATAAAACATTGTATTCGTGTGAGGGCAATCTCCGTATATTTCATTATTAGGTAACGTAAATGGAATTAAGTTTCTGTTTTGACATACGTAAGAAAATCCTATTTGGTCCTGGGTTGTATAAGTTAAAGTTTGCAAATACCACATATTTAAAAAATTATGGACGTCATTATCTTTTTGAAGAAAAGCAACAAAACAAGTAATCCATACTCCCATATGCGGGGTATGTGAATTAATATTTTTAAAAAATGTGTCGTTGTAGCCATCTTCTAAATAAAATTTATATTGGTTATCTACATCTTGATATGGCTGTGATTGTCCGTTCCAATGTGTACTGGTATATCTAAAAAAATGAGATGCACTTACTTCTTTACTCAAAATTCCATTACGAAACTCATGATGCCAACCAATTATTTGTTTTTTATATATATTATTTAGTATATATTCACTCGTTTTATTATATATAATTTCAATTGTTCCATCTAACCACACAACCACATCATATTTTTGTAATATGGGTATATTTGTGAATGCCTGTTTATAATACTTTGCTATATTAAAACTATGTTTATTATTACATAGAGAATTTGTAAAAGTATCATTATCTATTTTACTTTTATTAATTAAATGATATGGTGTTGTATCAATTAACCATCCATTACTAATTATTTCATTATTATCTGTAAAACATATAAAGTCAGAGTCTATTGTTTGTTTTACAAATTTTTTGCAAGATTTTTCATAACCTCCATAAATTGCTGTAATAAAACATATTTTTGTCATCCTGTATATAAAAATAAAACAATAAAAAATCCCTAAAATAACTAATATGTGAAATGAATATCAGAAAACAAAAAATATAGTGATAAACAATATAAAAACTATAAAGCTGGATATTAATAATGAAAAAATACGTATATAATCATATATGCTGTATCAACGATTGGGAGGAAGTGTTTGAACATATTCAAGGCAAAATTAAGGACAGTGGGTTGTACAATGAATTAACCGAAATACGATGTGGAATTTTAGCGCAAGACAAAAGTGTTATACATAAAAAATGTTTTAGTGACCCTAAAATAAAAATAATGTTTGTGGATAATGATAATAAAAAATATGAACGTCCTACGTTGCGTCGTATGTATGAAGACGCCCAAAATGAAGAGTTTTACGCGTTTTATTGTCATACAAAAGGTATTACCAGACAACATCCTATTGTAAAAAGACGCGTAAGAGATTGGGTAAATATGATGTTATATTTTGCAATGTACAAGTACAAAGAAGTGTTTGAACATTTAGAAACATATGATTGTGTAGGTGTAAACTATCAAGAACAACCGAAAAACCACTATAGTGGTAATTTTTGGTGGACAAAAAGCAGTCATTTGCAAAAACTCAATCCTGAAATCGGGCCAACTTATCTTGACCCAGAAATGTGGATAGCATCTTATGCAGATGGAAAATACAAAACACTTCATAATTCAAATATTAATCACTATGATAATTTATATCCTGAACACAAATATCAAACAAATACTATTGACAATTCGCAAAAAAACGTATATATACTAGACAGTCCTCTTATAGGATGTCCATTGGTGATGGTATTTTTATTTAGTGAATATTGCGGGGTTTTCCGTAGGATGGGGTATAATGTGAAAGTAATTAAAACAATAGAGACCATACAAAACGATGACATTGTATTTATGGGGGACAGTTTTAAGGTATCCAATCCGGTTGATTTACTATACAAGCAAGCTCCTAATGCGATATATTATGGTTGGTATTGGTATAAACACGATGTGTCTCGTTTGCCCAATTTTGTACATATTTATGAGAATTTCTTAAACAAGCAAAGAGACCCGCGTATATGTTATTATGTCACTATACCCAATAGTAAGCCATTATTATTGAGAGCAGACGAGGACCCGAATGATATTGGTAAAATGGTGAGAAATGTGAAGATGGATTATTGTTATATGGGGGCGCCATATTGTCGTGAATATGTTCCATCGGCGCCATTTCAAGGGGTTTATCATGTGGGGGGATGGGAGCAATATTTGAATTATGCGCAGCGGAGAGAAATCTATTTGTCGTCAATTTTTGCACTAGGGTTTCAATCAACCGGAAATATACACAATGAGCATGTATCACAACGAATATATGAAGGTATGGCGTATGGTTGTATTGTGTTGACGAATAGTAAGCCAGCGGTCATACAAACAAATGGGGTTGCCGTATGGTTTAAAACGAAGGAAGAATTGGAATCGTTGATGCGTTATTATAAGGAAAATCCAGAAGTGCTAAAGAAGAAGCAAGAAGAGGGATATGAGTTTGTGCGAAAATATGGTACAAATTCATATGCTTATGAGATGTTGATGCAATGAGTTATTTTATGAATTGTTTTAAATTTTTGGAATGAACATGAAGGTTGACAACAGGTATGTATTTGTTGTCAATAACAATAAAAGGGGATTGTATATTTTCAGTATTGGGTAACCATACGAATTGATATTTAGAATAATCAATTACGCAAGTCTCGTTTACAAAACCTTTTGTGTTACCAGATTTGTTCCTAGGGTCAATACCGCCTAAGTATTGTCCAATGGCGGCGGCATCAAAAATGAGGTTGTAGTGATTGAATGTTTGGGTGAAAAAGTGTTCATTTGTTTCAAAAATAGGCAATAAGTCAATGTATTCTTTGTTTTGGTGATATGAAATTGCCCAATTTTCCATGTCATTTTTGTGTTTCTGAAAGCATGCCATACATGTTTCTAGTGTATTATGATTCGGAATGAACATTAGTCCAGGGATACACCGTGTGGGTTCGTCCATGGTAAGTAATATTTTGGATGTATTGTGAAAAGGAATGGTATCAATGTTTTGAAATACCATAACATCATTTTCCAAATGAACAATATGTTCTACATTATATTTTTTCATGTATTGTAATAATGCTTGAAAACGAAATGAAGCCAATTGCCAAAACCCTCCGCGGAAAGATTGTTTGATGTTTTCAATATATTGAGCATATCCATCTATGAGCGATTCAACCGGTATGGTTTGAACGTTAGGGAACAGGGGAATGAATTTAGTGTCTGTGATAACGGTGATGTCGTCATTGTGAAAGCGTTTTAGGTTTTCAATATTGTCGTGTATGTAGGTCTGATGATTGCATAAATGAACAAGAACGATTTTCATTATTATAGTTTGCTGTAGATATGCATTTAAATACAATAATATATATATAAATTTATAATGAACGTCTTATGTACAAAATATTCAGCATGGGAAATTGACTTTTTTAGAAATGAAATTTTCCAAGGAATTGTTTCTACCGAAAATTTCGTGTTATACGATAAAGATACCGACTTATCCGGGTTTATAAATAAAAAAAATGTGTTGATAATAAATCACACAACTGAATTCACTTTTGATGTTGCAAAAAAAATCATTGAATGTACAAAACCATACGCAATATTTTTATTAAGTGACGAAGGTGGAAAAATGCAAAATTGGATAAATTTTTGCAAAGAAAATACTTCTGTATTTTTTCATCAATATCATCATAAACATTATAATTATGGCAAACAAAAAAATCAAATACCACTAGGATATGTATCTGGGTTTAAGAACAATAATAGGGTGAAACCGATTGATGAACGTACAATTAATGCATCATTTGTCGGGGAAATCAAAAATGACAGACATAAAATGATTACCACATTTAACAAAAATATGAAAAATGTAAAACTAATCGTTTCAAGAACAGTTTGGTCAGATTTAAAACAAAATGCTGTAAAATCAGACCAATTGTTTGATTTATATAATAATTCTATATTTGTTCCTATTGGAAGAGGTAATATAAAATTGGATTGTTTTCGTTTTTATGAAGCCATTGTAGCAGGTGCAATCCCAGTTGTAGTAAGCAACCCTCAAGAAATTCTTGAAACATATCATTTTTCTGGAAGACACCCATACATGATTACGTCAACCACATGGGAAGGTGCATGTGATGCATGCAATAAATTATTGAATGAAAAGAATGAATTGCAAAATATACAAGACAAAAACTTCGCTTGGTGGAAAAATGAGATTGATATAATAAGGAATCATTTTATATAGCAAACAATATGTTACAACAACATTTTATAATTTTTTGGAAGATTTTTATTTTCAGATAATGGATATTTTTGAAAATTATGTACATTTTTATTATCTCTAAAGAACAAATCGTCACAATTATTTATTTGTGTTTGAATCAATACATCATTCAAATATTTTTCGCTGTTTAATTCTTGATGGGAAAAATGTTTAATTTTATTTTTAATAAATGATACATCACCAAAGTATGAAAAGTGCCAACCACCATGTTGGATTTTCATATTTCCATGGTTCCTTATGTATTGTGGGTCCCGCTGTTTATTGTACGTTTTATATGTTAACAATTTAGCGTATTGCCATATATAATCTTTACCACGGCATTCTAAATTATAATAGTACATCTCCATTTCCAGTGTATGGATATGTTCTGTAATACCACTCACTTTAATCTGATTTATAACCTTGGGGTTAGGGATTTCATCACAATCTGTAATTATAATTATATCTTTGTCATTTAAATTTAACATTTTAATTCCTCTGTCTATAGATTTCCTTTGATGAAACTCATTATACCAAGCATTGTCATTATTTGGCATATCTTCAACGATTACATGAATTATCTTATCTTTGAACTCTGAAAATTCATTTTTATGATTTTCAAAAAAAAGCTCTTTTTTCTTACCTGAAAATGTATACGTTGATTCAACAACTATAAAAAAATCTACGGTGTTGTATAGCTCAGTCAAACGAAATTTAAGCATTTTTAATTCATTATAAAATATAAAGCAATCAATGATTTTTGGCATTATATATATATATATTTATTGTATTTAAATATAAACGCAATATATATAACAATCCTAGATATGAAACATAAGTTTGTTTTTTTAATAATCGCTGGAAATGATGACGTAGTAACAAAGCTAGAAGGGGATAGATATTTACACTTTGAAAATATATCAAGACAATACTTCAATATTATGAAAAATATATATGACTTTGAATATTATTTCATAAAATACTCAGAAAGTATTACAAACGATATTGAGCTTGATAATAACTGTATACTTTTGAAAGGAAAAGAAGAATTCTCTAAAATTTATGAAAAGACAATGAAGGGTATAAATTTTATAAATTCTATTATGACATATGATTATTTAATACGAACAAATTTGTCCTCTTTTTGGAATATAGAATACCTTTATTCCCATTTAAAATTGCCTGCAACTGGATGTTTATCTGGAATATATATATTCAACAGTTTTATATCTGGTACTGGTATTATAATGTCACGAGACGTATGTGATATATTAGTAACAAAACCAAACATTCAAAATGTACCCGACGATGTCTTAATATCAAATCATTTAAAACCGCATTTCCAGATAACCAAATTAAATGATAAATTAATGCTTTATTTGATAAGTGATGCTGACAAAATACCTTCAAACATTGACGATATATTATATTTTAGAGTTAAAAATTCAAACAATAGAGAAGTAGATTGTGAAAATTTTGATGTAATATTTAGAAAACTTTGTAATACATGAATAATTATTACTAGTTAAACCGATGAAGACGTGTGGAAATATAACATTATAAATAGTATTGTATCGCAAACACAATAGTGTTCTAAACCATTTATTTTTTTCACAACAGGAAAAATGATTTTTAACTAAATCCTCAAATATTAATATTTTTTAAGTAAGTGCATTAAAATCTTATTGGCATAAACATATACATACACATATGATTATTTTTTAGTTGTCATTAAAAAATAATATAAGGTTTACTATTATATGAATATTATATGAGAGGTTTGTTTTTTTTCTTCGGTGAATGTTTTAGACAAACTAAAATAAGATCTGATAAACGAGTTAGAGATACAATAAAATCAATTGAACCACAAAACACTGCGTCTCAATCACATAATGAATTGGCAAAGTATGTGCAAAATAAGTATAATTGTTCTATTGATATAGCAATACATACATACATAACAAAATACATAGATAAACTTTTATCTAATTACGAAAATGTTAAATATATTAATACTATTGACCAGACCAATGCACGAATAAAAAGTCAGCAAGACCATATTTTGGTAGGAATGCAGAATATAAAAAGTAAGTTGAATATTGATAATTACGATTTTATTTTTATTTGTAGATTAGACCTTTTAATAAAAAATGATTTTTATAATTTATTTTCCCCTTATCACAATACAATTATGTATCCAAACGTAATGAGTATAAAGGATGGCGACATAAATAATATTATTATATCAGATGTATTCTGTTTTATGCCTAAACAGTATTACTCAATAGTAAACCATCATAATATTTTATTTCATAGTAGCATACAAACTTTATTGAAGATGAATATTGTAATAGGCAAAGACATTGAATTTTACACGGACAAGTTATATATAGCAAATACAGCTCAAGAAAAAAATCCACTTTATTGTATTAACAATCGTGCAGAAGGTTTAGTTATAAATCGTACAAATGTTTTTAATATTAAAAAAATGCAAATTGTAAATACTTTGGATTCGTTATATGATTCTTACTTCAATAAACAATCATCAAAGACATCCCATGAGACGTTGGCTAATTATTACGACAAAGAAGAAAAAATACCTGGTGCGTTAGATGGACAATATTACACTCATATCAATTATCATACTATTAGAAGAGCTCTAGAAGAAGTGCTAACAATCAAAAATAAAGATATTTTTATAGTAGAAACTGGCTGCGCGGCCCATGGCACAAAATCCACGTTATTATTTGATAAATTTGTAAATATATTTGGTGGCAACGTATTGTCTGTAGACTTGAATAAACGTTCAGTTGATTTTACAAATAGGGAAACCTCAAATAAAACAACAGTTGTACATTCTGACTCTTTGAAGTTACTTCCAACCATCACAATACCTATAGATTTTCTTTATTTAGATAGTTATGATGTTGATTTTTTAAATCCAAAACCGTCAGCAGAACATCACTTAAAAGAATTTAATTGCGTTAGGCATTTACTTCATAAAGATACTATTATATTAATTGACGATACGCCAATATCACCTGAATGGTTAGATAATGGCACGTATTCCCCAATATATTACAAGTTTAAAGAATCGTTTGATGCTAATATGTGTGGTAAAGGTTCACTTGTAAATTTAGAATTAGAAAAACTGAATGCAACAAAAATTATGCACCAATATCAAGTTTTATGGAAACTTACTTAAAAAAAAACAACCAAAACAACTATATAATGTTTGATATAGTTGTTTGTCACGGACCCAACGATGATAAATTATTGGATTTAAATATTCAATACAATTCCAAAAATATTGTAGGAAAACGTAATTTTTATGTCATCTCTCATAATCCAAACTTAAAACGCGATGACTGTATAGTCATTCACGAATCCGTATTTCCATTTAAAATTCAAGACGTTAAACAATACTCAACACCTCAAAGATATGGATGGTATTTGCAACAATTGCTAAAACTATACGCACATACAATACCCAATATCAGCGAACATTATTTGGTAATTGACTGCGATACCTTATTTTTGAAACCAACGACTTTTTTTGAAAACGATTTAATATGCTTCAATTATGGTACAGAACACCATAAACCTTATTTTGAACATTTTGAGAGATTATCTTCCACATTGAAAAAACAAGTACAACATTCGGGAATTTGTCACCATATGATGTTTACTAAAACATTCCTCCAAGAAATGTTCCATACCATTACACAAGAATACAACCAAAAACACAATACCAATCATACGTTTTGGGAAATTATGTTGCTATGTATTGACCCTTTACACAAAAATGGTTCCAGCTTTTCAGAATATGAAATGTATTTTAACTATATGTTATTACACCACAAAGATAAAATAAAATTACGACCTTTAAAATGGGAAAATGCAAGAACCATGCGACTAAATGACGACTTTGATTATATTAGTTGTCATTGGCATATGTGTAGAAGATAATTTATTCATTTATTAATTTATTTATAATTCCCATTCTCACTTCATTCCAAAACGTATTCCCACTTTTACCTCCATTATACGTCACCTGATTCGGATGCAAACGATAGTGCAATAACACCTCCTCCATATTGTGAATATATCCATATTTCTTTAACATTCGCAATTGCAAATCAAAATCATGAGACATATCATCGTCCCCATATTTCTTACGCAACCCATTGTCATAATTCCCCACCTCCAATACTGCACTCTTCAAATAACACACCGTAGGATGATTCAAAAACCAATGACTCGGCTTTCTCTTATAATCTTCCCATGATAAACTCGGATGCTTCGTTTGATTGCCCGCTTTCCCATCGTCCCGAAACATTAATAATTGCGCACCACATATCATCACATTCGGATTCGCCTTCATATAATCCATTTGCATTTGAATGCGATTCGGGACCATTATATCGTCACTGTCCATTTTAATTATTATTTCATGACTACACATCTCTATCCCACGATTCAACGTAAAACCAATCCCTTTATTTCCGTCATTCTCACTATACACTACAGTTACAAAACGCGTTGATTTCTCAAAATGTTCCAACGCCTTTTTCAATAATTGCGTATGCAATTCGTCCGACCCGTCATTTATCCATATGATTTCCATATGAAAATGCCCATTTTGATGCTTTATTGATTCCAAACACGCTTGAATATATTTCACATTCGTATTGTAACTAGAGATTAACACACTTACACTCTCGGACGGTGGCAAATACTTTGACGGCAATACGTTATCATTCATCGTTCCATAACTGTTTTTCGTGGAACCCCATTCTTGATGCGCATAAATTTTGCCATGTCCATTGTATTCCACCCCCGTAAAATGCTCCGGTAAAAAATGATAACTCGGCACAACCGTCACGTCCGGATATTTCCCCGTTTTCAACATATTGGACAATAACACTGGACCCGTCAATACCCAAGCCCGTTTATTTGTACGCCGCACACTGCAATCGTTTTGTTGTATCCATTCTATGCACGCACGCACCAAGGGATGTTTAGGAGGAAATGCCATTGTTCCCACCGCCGCCAAACCTTTCCTACATTGTTCATTTTCCCAGCCTACAAACGCTTTCAAATCCATTAACGCCTCGTCAAATGGCTCTATACACAAACAATCTGCGTCCAAAAATACACCCCCGTAATGATACAATATTTCCCAGCGTATAATGTCGGCTTTCCCCGCTATTTCTTCCATTTCCGTAATACGATTTGCACAAGACAATGGCAAATTGCGTTTTGACATTTCTTCTTCCGACCATCGGATATATTCAAAATCCGGATGTTTGTCTCGCCATGTATCCATTAATTTCGTAGGTGCCGGTTTAGGTCCAATCCATAATTGATGGATGATTTTAGGAATCATATAATGTATGTCTCAATACTTGCTTTTATGTTGTAATTGAATAATCTTTTGTATCGGGGCTATAAATATCTAAATTATACATATCCCCTTCTTCTACGATTTTTATCCACGAGATTATCCCATTTCTACCCGTGATTGTGTGTATTCCTTTTTTCTGGAAAATATTGCCACATAGGTTACATTGTCGTAATAATGCGTCCTTTTTTGTATTATAAATGCCGTTTATAAACACTTTCGCTTTTCCTTCCTTCTTTGAATCATAAGACACCACAATAAATAACATTATTTAAAAATTATATAAATAATTCACAATTGTATTTATATAACTGACTGTACAATATGTTCAAAAATATATGGAACGCATTATTTTCTAGAACTGCCCCGGAACAAACCATACCCTTAAAGCAAGACACTGCAGAAGAAAAAATAACCACAGTTGAAAACTCTTTATTAAATGACGAGGAACCTGCGAAGGATGAGCAACCTATTAAAGACCACCCCGATGATTATGTGGAAGTGGAAGAAACCAAAGACGCAGAAAAGGTATTAGAACCTATTGAGGAAGCCGAACGAGAAACATCCACCGATACCGACCGTACACGTTCCACGTCTAAACAAAACGTCTTCTGGCCTTAAACCATTTCTTCTCCCAATAAAACAATACCCAATATTATCATGACAATAGCAAATGTTTGTTTGAATTTCCTATTGTCAATTTGAACCGCATAATACGATGCAAATGTACCCAATACGAAAAACAGAGATATTATCAATGCATATTTCCAATGCACACACGACGATTTCTCACACTTTGTATTACTATAAAAATATACCGCCACAATGCCAATTGGCAACAATAATGAGGCCAATGATGTTCCTACTGCCGTCTTGTAATCGTCAACCACATTCAAATAGATTAACAAGGGAGCAATCAATATTTCCGTTCCGCCACCCACGAAAGAGGCGGCCAATCCCGTTAAAGCTCCTATAAAAGCGACTTTGCTATAATTCGGGTCCATATTTACATTAATTTGAGAAAGTTTGCCATCACTTGTTTGTTATTTTCCATATGTCTCATTGTACTCAATTCCGACCCGTATTGTTTTTGTCTAATCTTGTCTTGATACAACTGTTCTTGAGTGTCCATCATTTTTTGCGCATGACTACGTTCCATTGGTTTTATAGCCCCTACGTCTCGCGCCCGTTGATAATCGTCTACATTTCTATACGTCTGTACGTTGGCCATATCCGATTCACGCACTGAAAATACAGTCTCGTCTTTATGTACTTTCCGTACATCGTCAAATTTCAATTTGCTAAAGGGGTCACATTGTACATATTCTCCTTCTTCTTCCTCATCACCATAATAGTTATTGTTTTTATAGCCACTGAGACTAGTGACCCCTTTATAATTCACCAATTGTTGTTGTTTTTCTTTTATACGGTCCATTACTACATTCATTTGACTGGCATTGGAGGCGGAATCTTCGTATAATGGAGTATCGGAGGTAAACCATTCATGTTTAGAGGGGTCGTGTTTTTTCGTATTGTGTTTCTCGAAAATTTCATTAAATTGTTTTTGAAAAACTTCAGAATCCATTTTTCCTAAATTCTTCCTAAATACTTTGTTGGATGCTTCATCTACCACATATTCTTGATTTTCCACTTCTTTAGACATTTTATGGACATTTTCATACATACGTACAATAATGTCAAATGCTTTCTTATAGAACAAAAAATAGCTCGCGTCCAATTTGGACTTGTCTGGATGAGTCATTAATACTTGTTTTTTTGCGCGTTTTAAATCGTCAATCGTCACATTATTTGGATTCAAATTGAACATTCCGCACAATTCATGAAAACTATACGACTCCACATTCAAATTATGGCTACTCATATACACAATACAATGAATATTTGAGATTAAACAAAACCCATATAAATGTTTTTTATATTTTCATGTATTATAAACATGGTTATCTCAAATATGAAAATCCTAAACCGCCAAGAGTTTGCCGCTGCATTAAAAGCCAATACAGGGGTATTGATTTTGAAATTAGGTGCGGACTGGTGTGGTCCATGCAAGAAAGTGGAACAATTGCTCTATGAGCAAATGATTTTGTGTGACGAATCCATAACCAATGTTATAGTGGATGTAGACGAGAGTTTTGATTTGTATGCGTATTTGAAAACCAAAAAAATAGTGACTGGGATTCCTGCATTGTTGGGATATCGCGCCGGTAACACGCACTTTGCACCTGATGAGTTTGTTATGGGAGCCGACCCGGCCGGCATTGTGGGATTCTTTCAAAATTGCAAAGACAACTAACCTCTTTTATGTAAGTATAATTCATTATTATAATGAATTATCCAGTGCAATCTATATTGTATGCCTATGTATTGGCCTTTTGTTTCATACATGTCTCATATGTCTATATTTTGAATGTTCCTTTCTACGTTACAAATGAAAAACCATTGGTGGATTTATACTATAAAATCAATTATTCTAGCAATTTAATTTTGGATGTCTTTCTCATCGGACTTTATTTAGCAATAACGGAAATTATTGTGCGTGTCTCAAAACTGGAAAAAATGCACTATAAAATACTATTATGTTTAGTAGTGACATTATGTATCAGTGGTGCCTTTTATTATTATTTCATTTCTAGGCCTGTCCAATCGGATTTCTTTAGCAAGTGGTTTCATACGGTGGGTTTCAATGCGGTGTATTATGATTTAATATTGGTGACGAGTGTGTATGGGGTTTATTTATGGTTGTTCTCTATTTTTCATGATGTGGTAAAATAGGAATAATCCGTAAAAGTTTTTGGAAAAGATGTCTAAAATGTTGTAAAATACATTTTTGGTTACATAGGAAAAACAATAGGCAACGCCATATAATCCCCATACGAAAAACATGAACCAAAACAATAGGTGATTCAACATGTGTGCGCCGACGAATTTACTATAAATCAAATAAAAGCTAAATAAAAACATGATGGTTCCTCCGATAAATCCATTTTTCTTGCTAATGAATTTGCGTTCTCCGAAGAAACCGAACAATAACATAAGCCAGTTGGCAAATAGAAACCAGAAAATGGGTTGTATATTTTCGTATAGTACTTGAAAGAAGGTTAATATTTCACCGGGTTCTTTATTTTGATATACCATAAACAATACAGTTGAGAGTAGCATCATGGGTGTGGACAAGGCCCAATCAAAATAGCGCGTGAATGTGAGGTCGTAATTGATATTGTGATATTGTTGGATTAACCATACATAATAAATGAATTCAATAATTTGGACTAAGGTTTCTAAAATGAGTATTTCTCTCAATATCATATTTTCAGAAGACAATGGTAAAAAGATTCCATAAATTCCGATGATGGCGCAAATGGTTTGTGCGTACAGTGAAACATAAGCCGTATTTAATATAAGTGCCATATAAAATACATTTACTTTTTCTTTGGATGTTTCTTGGATGATTTTCTTTTGGATGATTTTCTTTTGGTTTTGGATTTCTTGGCTTTTTTCCCTTTGGATTTCTTAGATTTCGTCTTGGATTTCTTGGATTTCTTTTTTCCACCTCCTCTTATGTCTCCTTCTTCATTTTCTTCTTCTTTTGGTTCTTCTTCTTTTTCTTCTTCTTCTTTTTCTTCTTCTTCTTCTTTCTCATCATTTTCTGATGTATTGTCATCTTCATCATCGTCTGATTCATCGGATTCATCATCGGATTCATCCGCGGCAGATTCATCTTCTTTAGGCGATTCCTTTTCGTCTTTCTCATTATCTAATAAATGCACAGTACTTAGCAATACTGCAGTTATACCTATAAACCCATATGTAATTAAAGGTACTCCACCAACACTATAAGATACTGTTTTATTTGCCAAATTTTTGGGACTTATTTTTTCCCAAAATGCGGATAAATCAAAACCAATCATAACTATAAATTATTCATATATTCTAATTTGTACAAAAGTAGAATATAAACCCTTAAAGAATCATCGGGTTTAGCCTCCAAAGAGAGTTGAACTCTTGACCTTAACATTACAAGTGTTACGCTCTAACCAACTGAGCTATGCAGGCTTCTGATGTGCGGTTTTCTGTTTTTAAATGATTCGGATGAACCATTTATTAAAATACGCTGAAAGAAAACATATCAGACAATTTAGGAAAAGATTATTCTTTATATGTGTTTTATGAAAATATACTTTTATCTTATAGTATAATGAAAATGCTAAAGTATATTAATCTTCCTGTATTTTTAATTAGTTTCGCTCTCGGCATTTTTGCCGTTTATATTACCATGCCAGACAAGAAGAAAATCACCGTGTACCCTTCCCCAGACAATGTTCAATATATTCAATACAAAGACAAAGCCGGAAACTGTTTTCAAATGAAACAAACAAGGGTGACTTGTCCTAAAAATAAAGATGAAATCTCTCGTACCCCTATACAATCCTAAACATATTCTGAAGTTATAATATAATGTTAAACATTACACGAATATTAAATACCACTTTAGGACGTATTATTATATCATTATTATTGGGGTTGGGTTTAGCAACTATGTTTAGAAAAGCATGCGAAGACGGGTCGTGTTTGTCATTTAATGGGCCAGTCATTAGTGAAGTGGACGGGAAGACATTTCAATTTGGGGAATATTGCTATAAATATGAGCTATTCCCTGCCCAATGTGATTCTACAAAACGTACGATTTCAGTAGGGGAATAAAAAGGTATTTTACTATAATTACTTAAAATACGTTTATACTAATATTGCAGTGGCCGTATTGATTGCATAAGTGATTCCATAAAATATTGTTCCGAAAAAAGCACTACGTAATAATGCACCATTGAGACTATAATCGCCATCTGTGTTCAATATGGCTAAATAATTAAAATGTTTAAATAAAAAGGATTCTACACTTGGCATGTGGAAAATGAAAAATAAGAGACATACTAATATGGGAATTTGTACTTGTTCTACAAAGTTGTCCATGTGACTTTGAGAGCGTTTTTCTTGTTTATGGGCTCTCACTTTTTGTTCTGTAACATCGTCGTATTGTTTCATATATTCGGTGGTTTTGTATACGTTTTCGGATACAGGGGGAATGTAGTTGGGTTGAACTTGAGGGTCTTGTACTAAATGTTGATGGTCTTGTGGAATGTCTCGGGATGGCAAGTGTTGTTGTGGAGGAGGAGGACCTTGATTATTTTTAGGAGGGGCAGATGGGGTAGGCATAGTAGGTACGGATGGAGGAGGATGGCCATAGGGATTAGGATGCATATCCATAGGACTATAAGAAGTATTGATTCCATCCCCCCGCGCATTCGGATTCATTTGCATGGTGACATTTTCGGGTAGGTCCATAATTCTTGTTGTATCCGACATCTTTTTATATAGTGGAAAACATCTAAAGTTATTTTTTAAAACGAACTTCCCTAAACATTTTCGGTATTGATTGGTTCATGCGGAGGCAACCGCGGTGGTTCACATGCATTTTTATAAACGACCCCTAAAACAATAAAAACGAGACTACATATCCCTATAATTAAAATGGTTTCTGTTTCTTCATTCATGTTGTATT